CATACACCACGTCAGCGGTGGGGACGGGATACTGGTTACTGCAGCTGCTGGACAAAGTCTCTCCGTCCCAGTGGGTGGCAATAGGTGTGCTGGGAAGTCTGCTGTTTGGCCTGCTGACGTATCTGACTAACCTGTATTTCAAAATCAGAGAGGACCGTCGTAAGGTGGCGCGGGGAGAGTAGTCGATGAATAAACAATACGAACTGGTTGTAAAATGAATATTTCTAACTGAAAAAACGTTCCATGAGTTAAGAAAAGGTCACAGGCAATCAATAACAGGACGTGATGAAAGACCCTTGCATTTGTGCGCTTTCTCTTTAGATAGCAGCAGATACTGAAAATCTGAGTTGTCGGGGAGTCAGGGATACAGCTGTGCAAGAGTTGGTCATTGTGATTCCATTGAAATCCTGTATGCCATGAAGGGCAGGATTTTATGGCTACCTGAGCTTTGGTGATAGTAAGTTGAAAATTCGCATTTTTTGCTGACATGCGTAACGAGAATCCCATAAGCAGGGAGGACTTAATTCTTCATTAACCCATGCGTTGATATTATGTTTCAGCCGTTGAAGCATCAGCGGTGTTAATGTTGTGGTAATAATATCCAGCGTTTTATGTGAGATCTTACCGTAAGGGTCTGCAAGAATGCTGCTTGTTGCTTCGTTATTATCTGCCATCAGAAGAAGTAACTCTGATTTAACGTTTTCTGTCATTAGTTGTAAAAATCTTCTGCGCAAACTTTCTTTACTGTTCATTTATATGGCTTCATTTGTTGTAATCTGCTGCGTCTCAAGGGATATGTTTATGAGAGCGACCATGAGTGTTGGATTATATACCTAACATATCAAGGGATTAGAAATCGATAAATCCCCATGCACGAAAAAATAAAATACGGCCTGTCGGCTGCCGTTCTGGCGCTGATTGGTGCAGGTGCTTCTGCGCCTGAAATCCTCGACCAGTTTCTGGATGAAAAGGAAGGTAACCACACCACAGCATACCGTGATGGTGCGGGTATCTGGACCATCTGCCGTGGAGCCACCCGGGTGGATGGTAAGCCTGTTATTCCTGGCATGAAGCTGTCGAAGGAAAAATGCGACCGGGTTAACGCCATTGAGCGTGATAAGGCGCTGGCATGGGTGGAGAAAAACATCAGAGTGCCACTGACCGAACCCCAGAAAGCGGGGATTGCGTCATTCTGTCCGTACAACATTGGCCCCGGTAAGTGTTTCCCGTCGACGTTTTACAGACGGATTAATGCAGGAGATCGAAAAGGTGCCTGCGAAGCTATTCGCTGGTGGATTAAGGACGGTGGCAGGGACTGCCGTATTCGCTCAAATAACTGTTACGGTCAGGTATCCCGTCGTGACCAGGAGAGCGCGCTGGCGTGCTGGGGAATCGACAGATAAGCAGAATATTTTGCTGAAAAATGAGGTTTGCTTACATGGATGGATAACACGAAATCCTGCAAATTGGCAAAATGTAAGTGAATAAAGTCAAAACAGTTGTTTAACACTCAGGCACCGTAATGATGCCTTTGTCATTTCTGCGCATCTCACGCGCATCTCACAACACAGAACCTTTCAGGATGACCCTTGAGGATACCGGTTTGGCTGTCGGTGCCTTTCTGTGGGCTGGATTCCTGTGAGACAAGGTTCATCACTAAAAGGAAATAACCGATGAATATGATGGCCGTGCCGTTTCACGGCAACTCTCTTTATGTAGTTAACCATAATGGCGAACCATACGTTCCCATGAAACCTGTCGTTGCGGGGATGGGGCTGGCCTGGCAATCACAGTTGGCTAAGTTAAGACAGCGTTTTGCGTCAACTATAACGGAAATCGTTATGGTTGCTGAGGATGGGAAACGACGCAATATGGTGTCCCTGCCGCTTCGAAAACTTGCAGGCTGGTTACAAACCATCAATCCCAACAAAGTAAAACCCGAAATCCGCGGCAAGGTAATCCAGTATCAGGAAGAGTGTGACGATGTTCTCTATGAATACTGGACGAAGGGTTTTGTCGTTAATCCCCGTCGAATGAGTGTGATGGAAGAACTCAATCAGGCTTGCGCTGACATGAAACGGGATAAAAACATTGCCAGTGTGTTTGCTACCGGGCTGAATGAGTGGAAACAGGTTAAATCCGCGCATGTATCAAAAATCCGCACATTGATAAACGAAGCGAATCTGCTGATTGATTTTGTCCTGGCTGATACAGACAAAGGGAAAATAACAAAGGCGGATTGATGGAGTGGTGGCTAATGATATCGGATAAACTCATAACGCTGGCGAAGATCCTCTGTGTAATCGTCGGCATTTCATTTTTAGTCATTCTGGTTGCCATTTTCTTTTCCACCGCTTGGCGAGTCCTGACGTTATCGGGACTGGTGGGGTGAAAGAGAGATGAACCGTGTTCTGTGTGTGGTGATTATTGTCATGGCGGTTGGCTGTGGTGCGCTGTGGCTGGCAACAAACCATTACCGTGACAACGCGCTCACCTACAAAGCGCAGCGCGATAAAAAAGCCAGAGAGCTGGAACAGGCGAATGCCACCATTACTGACATGCAGGTGCGCCAGCGTGATGTTGCTGCGCTCGATGCAAAATACTCGAGGGAATTAGCCGATGCGAGAGCTGAAAATGAAACTCTGCGTGCTGATGTTGCCGCTGGTCGTAAGCGCCTGCGGATCAACGCCACCTGCCCCGGTACCGTGCGTGAAGCCACCGGCACCTCCGGCGTGGGCAATGATGCCGCCGTCGAACTCTCTCCGGTTGCTGGACGAAACGTTCTCGGTATCAGAGACGGAATCATCAGCGACCAGGCAGCATTGAGAATGCTTCAGGAATATATCCGCACTCAGTGTATTAACTAGTATTTTTGTTATTCGGAGAATGCATGAAGAAATTATTGGTAACCGTAAAGCCTTTTCAGGGAACAATTCCGTTCCGTATTTTGCAGCGTGGTCGTGTTCTTGTTGAAGGTTCGTTCAGTGGTAAATGTACGCAATTACACTCCAGGACCTTTCAGGTGAATGCCACGAATGAAGAGCTAACCGTTGAGTGTACGATGAATGCCGCTAAATGCCGCATGGTATCCGCTGCATTACAGCCAGTGTGTTGAGCGACCTTATTATTCATGCGCGGTATTGTCGCCGTATTCCTGCATTAACAGAGACCGCAGCCCGACCGGGAGAATCCTCTGCGCGAGTGTGCGGGGATAATCAAAAACGATACACACCGGGGTTTACCGCGTTAACGGAGCGCGGCGTTGTCCCCTCATGGTCGCTGGTCCGGTGCGATGGTGGAAGAAGCCGGATGTTTATCACTATTAATTGATAACACAGAAATGGATTCATTGATTTTCAGCACGTTTTTGTATTCGTATTATTGAACATCTGTTTATTTTACTTTTAACATATTGATAATAAAAAGAGCTGTAAATCTTTAGATGAGTCGATTTTGTCCGGGGAAGTTCAAATGGATTTTATGCTGACGGTTTCTGGTGTGGTTATCCTGTCCATTGCTTATACTGCAGATAAATATGGCTGCCATTTGTTATCACGTATTGGCGCTTATTGCTCGTTGATGCTGATTTTCTCGTCGCTTTTTTTTGAGTAAGTTATATTAATTATAACAAATAATTTTCTGTGTTTTTTCAGGCTATCCCGTCAGACGGGAAGCCTGTACTGCCGGGGGACGAATGGAAAACTGATGTGTCCGGTAACTGTGTGTTCTGTGAACACCATGTTACTTAATTATGTAATTCATACCCGAACGCTCTGTTGACAGCCTTCTTCTGCAGGCTTCAATAACCCACGCTGAAAAGTTACCGGAACCTTTATGTTCAAGGGCGATATTGAGCTGTTCAATCATGTGATTGGGGAAACGGATATTGCGGATTGTGGTTCTGCGGGTCCGGTTTTTCGATGACATTTTCTTTCCTCTGGTGACAAGCTATATGGAGAGGATTTTACATGGCTGTGCTTCGTACGTTACCGGGCAGAATCAAAACTCTGAACACCCGGCGGGTGAATGTCCTGAAGGGTGAACAGCGTCGGGTCAGTGGTAGTGCCCGGGTTTCCCTCAAGCGTCGTATCTGGCTGAGGGATGCCGGACAGTGCTGTCTCTGTGGGCGTGTGGTTGACCTTTGTGACAGTGAACTTGAGCACCGCATTGCACTTCAGTTCGGTGGTGGTAATGAGGAGACGAATCTCTGGACGCTCTGTACCGAATGCCATCGACAAAAGTCTGCTCGTGAAGCGGCGGGTGGGAAGCCGGACCCGAACCTGCCGGAGGGGGCCGGGTGTCTCTTATACAAATCTGACGCTGCCGACGGGACACCTTGGTTGGAATTTTGGGGGGGCCGGTGCATTTAAAAAAAAAAAATACTATAGACACAGC